TGGAATACCAGCTTGACTAATATTTGTAAGTCCAGTAAATGAATAATTACTTGCTAAAGAAGATGGGTCAAGTGGGTCTTCCCTAGATTGAGGATTTTGTGTGTTTTGTTGAGGAGAAATTAAATTATTTAATCCTTGAGTAATCATACTAACGGCAACATACGTTAATATTGTTGAAATAATTTTAGTTTTAATATATTCTTTAGCAGCATATTTTAAAAGTAATCCTCCAACAAACATAATAAAATTACCGTGTACTAAAGGAATTATTTTTATATCTTGTTCTGTTCTAATACTTAAAAGATCTTCAGTTATTGGCTTATCTCCAACTTTTACACAAAAATGTTGTTTAACCATTTTTTGTTCAAGACCTTTAAAATTACAAAATAAAAAACTAAAAGCCTCATGAGGTGAATTAACGTCAGCCATAAATTCACTCTGACCTGTATATTTTCTTATAAATCCATAAACTTTTATTTTTTTAAGCATCTTCTTTAGGCTTTATTACAATCATTTTATCTAAATCTGGACAAACAAGGTAAAAAGGTATTTCAACTGAATTACAACTTACAATATCTTCCTCTGAAAACTCTAATACATTTTGAGGGTGAGAATGAACAACACCTACCACTTCTCCTTTATCCTCACCATCAGCAAAGTCTAATGGGTCAATAATAAAAGAAGTCGTTTCAAATGCATGCGAAATATTTTTACACTTAAAATATTCATAACCTTTTTCTGTTTTTATAAACAAGCCACAACATTCATTTGGTGCTTCTTCTTTAGCATGCTGTATAGCTTGTTTTTTACATTTTTCATTCATAATTAATTTATAAAAGTACCAACACCTTCAAAATCTTTTCTAGTTACTTGTCGTCCAGGTACTCTTTTATTTTCCATATCAAGTCTATTTACTAATTCAAAAGAAACTAAATCTCTACTTTCTTGAATTTTTCTATCAATAAAATGTATTTCTTTTGGAAATTCATTTGAACTAGGGGTACCAAAAGGATTTGTGTTGCCCGCAAAATTACTTGCATCTAATGCATCAGCTGTCAAAGTACGTCTTGTTACTTTTGCATCAAGTAAATCATTATGAGCCGTTATTAAATTTACTGTTATTAATAAATCTGTAACTCTTATAACAGAGCCTAATCTTGTAATGCCTCCTAAGTTGCTCATAATTAAAGTTGGTCTAGGAATTTGCCCTTTTCCTGTAAATTCATAACCTTTTGCTTCTATAGGAAATCTTTCATAAGTATTTGTTTGCCAAACAATATTTGCATAAGTACTTATATTACCACCAGCATGAAAGCGAAAAATAGTAGGAACATTTGTTGGATTACCAGTTGCATAATGCAAACCTTCAACAAGTTCTAGCTCAAATAATTCAATAATTGAATTTGGATTTAATTTTTGTAATTCTGAATGTGGTATTGCCATTAAGGTACAAAAACTTCTTCAAAAGTTAAATTTAAAGTAACTCTATTTAAATATGGTATAGATGCACGCCTACTTGTGCATTTGAATTTTCTTGCTGAAGATTCGCCTGAAATTGTATAGTCAAAGGCTTCTTGATCATCAAAACGTGCATTTAAAAAAGTATTAATTGTATTAGCATCTGTTTGTGAAACTTCAAAAACAAAATTACCAATAACTTTTCGTTTATTTGCAGCTAGTCCTCTAACTAATCTCTGCTCATAACCATCACCTAGTTTTACTACAATATTATCTAATTCAATAGTTTGTGTTTCTCCATATTTTGGTTTGAAATTAGGAAATGTAGCCATTATGCTAATAAACCTCCGTTTCTTTTTTCTTTAACAAGTGTTTCTTGAACAACAAGAGCTATTGTTTGACCAAGTTGCTGAGATTGAGGTTCATTACCTTGCACACTAGAACCACTTGCATCAACATTTACTGTAATCATATTTGTAACACCTCCTAAAGCATTATTTGGTGTAATATTACCTGAAGCACGTGGAGTGAAAATTTCAGGTCCGCGCTCTCCAACAACATAACTCGAACCTTGTTTTACAGGACCACCGTTAGCTTTAAATATTGATCCTAAAATTCCACCTAAAAATCCTTTATTTCCTGAATCGTTGCCAAATACTGCGTCACCTATTCCACTAAATAAATTACTTAAAGCTCTATCCATTAATTTATTTTTTAAACTATTTAATACATTATTCATAGCTTGACCAAAAGTTTGTGTTCCATTTATTGCACCTTTAATATTTTCTACTAAACCTTGTTCTAAAGTATCACCAAGTTCTTTTGAAATGGAAACTTGATCTCTTACTTTTTGATTAAGTATTTCCTGTCTGTCAATTTGATAATCTTTTAAAATTAATTTACTTTTTTCGAGGCGTAAACCTTCATCTTCTATACCCATAACTTCTTCCATTTTATTTTGAAATTCAAACTGTCTTTCTAATAATTCTCTGTCTATATCATTTTCTTGTGATTTTATTTCTATTCTTTGTTTTAAAAGTTTTATGCTATTTGCTGCTTTTTCATTATCAGAACCTTTTTCAAAAGTTCTTTCCTCTTGCTTTATTCCAGGACCGGATATAGCTTTACCACTAGCTGTATCATAAGTAAAATCGCCAACTTTATAAGTTTTATTTTGTTCCATAATTTTATTTAACTCTTTCATAGATTCATTTCTTTTATCTAATTGTTCAATTTGTAATTTTAAATCAGCTATATCTTGATAAATTAAACTTTTTCCACGTTTTGCATTTTCTAATCTTGCTTCAGCTGCTTCTAATTCTTTTTGTTTAACTTCCATTAAACTTTCAACTTGTTTAGATGTTCCTTCTTCTAAAATTTGAGTTAATTTTTTTTGTTCTTCCGCTTGTTTTTTATAATGTCCAATTATTCCGGTAATAGCTAAACCAACAGCTGCTATAGCTGCTACTACAGGTCCAGCTAATAAAACTTTTAAAATGACAAATTTTTTAGTTAATACGCCAACAGTAACTGACATTGCTTTAAGTATGGGCATCAAAATAGTTGCAGCAGCAGTTACAGCAGTTATTCCTGCAGCAATTGAAATAAATTCAGGCGGTAAAAAATTTAACACTTTTGCGGTTATCGTTAAAACTTCTGTTAAAGCCTTTGCTGCTGGTAATAAAGCAGAACCAACAGCGATTTGTAATTGTTCAACTTCATTTTGTAAATTTTTAAATACTTGTGTTGGATCATTTTCTAATATTTTCTTTAAATCTTCTGCACCGCTAGAACCTAATTTTCTTAATGCTCGTATTACAACTTCACTTGTAAGTTTTCCTTCTGCTGCTAATTGTTTTAATGCACCAGTTGAAACATTAAGTTCATCAGCTAAAGGTTTAAGTATTAAAGGAACTTGTTCTGAAACTGATCTAAATTCATCTCCTGCTAAACGACCAGAACCTAAAGCCTGAGCTAATTGTCTAAAAGCATTTGAGGCTTCAATGGCAGTTGAACCTCCTAATTTTGCAGCAGTATTAAATCCTATAAAAGTAGTTTCTATATCTTCTAAACTAACTCCTAGTGGTTTTAATCTCGAAGTTATATTTGTTACTCCTTCAAGTGCTTCTGTTGCACTCATTCCAAATAGTTTTTGACCACGAGTAGCAATAGCCTGAGCTTTTGAAAATTCTCCTGTTTGTTCAGTTAAAATTTTTAATCTTAATTCTAATCTTTGAAAATCTGCTGCAGTTTGTATTGATCTTCTACCAATTTCTAATAAAGCTCCTGCAGCTAATACTTTTCCTAAAGCATTAAATCTTTTTGTTATACCTCCTGCTCTTTTATCTAATTTTGCAAAATCTTTTGCTGCTTTATTGGCAGATGCATTGATTTTCTTAAGCTTATTACTGGCTTTATCTACGACATCAATAATAACGCTTGAATAAGCCATAAATATGAGTTTTTTATTAGTTTACACGTTTTATTTTATTTTATCCAATTGTTCTTTTTCAATTTCCCATTTATTTTCATAAAAAGCGGCAAAAAAAATTAATTCAGCTTGTGTTAGCTCTTTTCTTAGTCTGCTAACTGTCATTTTCAATTCTGTTGCTAGGAAAAACTCAAAATTTAACCAGTTATCCCCTTTTAATCGTTTTTTGCTTCTTCTATTTCAAGATCGCCAGCTACATTAAATAAAAACAGTTCTAATTGATTTAAAACCTCTTCAGGTATTTCTCTTTGTAATCTTATTGCATCTCCAGGCATAAATGCTTTTTCACCATTTTCTTTTTCAGCAATTAAACAAAGCATAGCAGTAGAAGCCTTTAAAGCATCTCCGTCTTTAGCCATACTATTAACTCTTACTCTATCTGATCTGGTTATTGGTTTAAAATATAAATCAACTAATGGACTTCCATCGGGTTTATTTAAAGTAAATTTTCTTCTTTGATTAAGATCAAAGGCACCTACTAAAAGATCAACAGTGCGGGTTTGTTTTTCTGTTGTCATAAATTAAATTGCAAAGGTTACATCACCACTTACTTGAAAGTTTACTGTCTGAGTTGTAAGTTCGCCAACAGTAGAAGCCGCACCTACTCCAGTAACAATTCCATTAAATGCGTATTTTTTGGCGCCTGAAGTATCTAAAAATAAATTAAATGATGCATCAGCTGGATCTTCACTTGTATTTATATCTGCTAAAAGTTCAGCAACCGCATCACCTGAAGTAGCTGTATATTGAACTTCTATAGTTCCAGTTGCACTTTTTAAACTACCAACATATTTTCTTGACACGTCACCGTGAGCAGTACATTCAAGAACATCTTTAGTTAAATCGAGAGTCCATGCTGTAGTACCAACAACAGCAGATACTGATCCCGATCCATTATCAAATGAAACTGAACCTTCCTCTCCGCGAACATTTGCCATAATGAAAAAGAAATTTAATTATAGTTTATCCTTTTTTTTGATTTTTTTCTACTTTTTCAATTTTTTTTCTTGCTAAAGCTGATTGACAGCGTGAATCCCATAAATTAGGATTTCTTTTTCCTTTTACTTGCTCAATAATATCAAGCATTTCTTCTGTGATTTCAATCATAAGTTTTCAAAAGTTTCAAATGAAATTGACATTACACTTTGAACAAAACCTTCAGGACTAGCATTTTCTAAAACAGTAGGTCCAGTAGGAGGTTCAAAATAAATGCCATTTAATATTACCCTATTGTATAAATCTCTTATTCTTTTGGCTAGTGTTAAATTATCTCCTAAGCCAATACCCATTTTTGTAAAAATATTAAAAGTAATAACTCCAGTCTGACTATTTGTACTATTACTCGTTCCTCCAAGAGTGACATATTCACTGCCAGTAAATTCAATTAAACATTGAATAAAACTTGTATCAGAAGGTGGGTCAAAAGGTTGATTCCCAAATACAACTGTAGTTGTAGGATTACTAGCCATTTCTGTCGCTAGCCTTGATTCAATATTTTGTCTAACAGTATTTAAATTTAATTGAGCCATTAATTTTTACTTTGAGCTTTTCTAACTTTTCTAGCTACAAATTCTACTTCTTTCAATGGCCAACCTGCACTTCTGTTACTATCTCTTGATTGAAAAGTATTATTCCAGGAAGGAGGTGTATTTGTACCAAAACAAACTGCTTCTGCATAAGGCAAAGGATTTATTAAACTATATGTATTTCCTACTTTTTCTTTTAGATAATTTAATTTAAAAGGAGGAATAATTGCAGATTTATTTGGATTGAAAGGACCACCTTGAATAGGTGCACTTCTTTTATTTTCTGCTAATTGCCAGTTCATACGAAACCTTCCAGTATCTACAGGCGAAACCTGTTTTATTCGAGAATCTAAAGTAAAAACAGCAAAACGAATAAGTGCTTCATGTTCTTCTTCAAAAAACTTTCCTATTTGTTGTATTTTTATTTTTTTCATGCTCGTAAATAAATTTCATATTTAATATTTTCGTTATCGTTTTCATCTGTATTTATTCTAATAATTTGATATTCAATACTTGCTATTAAAACTCTGTCGCTTGTAGTTGGTGTTTGTTCTAAATCTTTAGCTGCAATAGTTAATATTTTATCGTTTTCTTTTATAAGATCATTAATTTCTCGTTGGTTTACATTTTGTAATATTCCCTTGATTGTAGTACTAGTTATTGATTCACTTACTGAACCTGTTGCTGTATCATAACTGCCATGAGTAATACGTTTAAAAGTTACATCACCGCCTAATTTACCTAATACAGTTGAAGAAACTTTTCGAAAACTTTTAGACAGTTTTGACATTACAACCTATAAGCAATAACTGATCCGCTAGCTAATGTAAATCCAGTAATAACGCCACAAATTTCACAACTCGCATTTAAAGTAATGCTTGTACTAGCACCATCTATATTTTGAGCAGTTAATGAAGCAATTACAGTATCTTCATTTGCCTGTATTTTTCCAAATCTTCCTGTAACAGCTCCTGTTCCATTAATAATTGTTGCTGAAGGATATTCGTAAGCCATAGTTAACTCCTTTTTACTCCTATTGTAGCTGGCCCACTTATTCTAATGCCAGTTAAGTATTGTTCAATTATAGGTGGTATTCGATTTGCACCAACAGCACCATAAAATCTAGGTTTTACTTGTAGATTTCCAATACTTTAACATTTTTCTATATGTTATTTTCCATTGAGAAATCTTACATTCAGCTTTATCATAAATAGCCAAATGATCCTTTAAATAACCGTACTTAGTTCTTTCATTAAGATTTTTAGCATAGCTATTTTTAATTTTATAT